GGATGGAATCGTCGACGGCGTCGTTTATCGCGTCGACCACATACAACAGCTTCCGAGTCAGATCCGGACCGAGGCGCCCTTCCTCGAGCAGCTCTCCTTGTACCTTGCCAGCATCGCCGACCAGGTCAAAGTGAGGAAGCATCGCCTCGAGCGCAGAGACCAAGCGCTTAGCTCCGGTCTCAGAGAAGTCACCCTCGAGCCGCTGAGAATCGAGGAAGGCGACGTCGACTTCCTCGGCGCGCTTGATGGCATCGCCGAGCATAGCCTCGGCCTGAACTGGAGTCTGCATGTTACACCTCTTTCCCGGCCAGGATATCACGCGCCGGCATTACCTCAGAGATAGCCCGAGTCATATCGCCGCCGTACTTCTTAGCTGTTGTTTGTAGCTTCTCAGCGAGGCGCTCATCTTTACGCTTCTCGGCGAGCTGGTCTTCCGTCCGACGGTCCCACCAGTCAGCGCCCATATCTTGCAGCGGGATGAGGCCCCGGTCTCGACACAGCTTCTCACGCTCCATTGTGTTGTGATAGGTCGCGCCGAGGCCCCGGTCATAAAATCCATTGACACCATATCGGCCGGTATTGTCACCCCACCGGCCAGGAGTGTGCGCCGGTAGCGATACGAGTCGGACCAGGTCACCGGCGCAGCGCGGACAGGGGATGGTATCCGGCGCCTCATTCATGCGGAACAGGTCCTCGGCGAGCGCCCCACACTGGCAAGCGTATTCATAAATCGGCACGACGGCCCCTCATGAACATGGTGGATGATTGTAGAAGCAGGAGTCGCCGCGCCGCCATCACTGTACCTCACTCTGTAACTGTTGTGCCAGCAGCTCGGCCGGAGTGAGGCCCGACGGCGACCCGACCACATCGGCCGGCGCCGAGCGGATAGACCCGCCGACCGGCGCCTCCGGAGGAGCGTCGAAGTCCTCCGGCAAGTCAAACTCTCGCACGATGTAGCGCCGGACGGCATCCAGAGGAACGCCCACCGCTTGCAAGGCAGGCAGAAGCGCCAGCACCTGTTGACGCTTGAGCGCCGAGGAGAGAGGCGTCGACGCCTGATCGAGAGCAGCATACCGGAAGCGCCCGTCGAGATCCTCCGGACGGACCACCCTCGGCGACCCGTCGACGGCAACGACGGCGCGCTCCCCCTCCTCGGCGAGCAAGTGAACCATGCGAATATACACCGACGACACAAATTCAATTGCACCATCACGCTCCCTAGCAAGCCGGCCGATCTCACTTGCCGAATACTGAGCTAACGCCGTTACCTCCGTCGCCGTTGCCCGCGTAGCTTCACCCTTGACGAACGGCGCCAGGAGCGAGGCACGGTTCAGATCCCCGTCAATCTGAGCGAGGTATCGGTCAAAATCCACCGACAGCGAGGGGTTAGGCACCGGCGCCAGCAGCGCGCCGAGGGGATCGGTCGACTCAGTTTCGGCGATAGCACCGTCTATTCCGCTGGTTAGTTTCGCCATCTCCTCGGCGTTGAACGCATCTTTACGGGCGATGAACTGGCGAGAGTCTCGGCGGCACGCGTTGGCGATGAAGGACCGGAATACGTTTTTTTCGACGAACTGATCATAGACTCGCGACAGTGTCGAGTATCCCTCGAGCGGACGGTCCGGTTTAGTCGCATACATGAGCGGGACGAGAGTAGGCAACGGCCGTCCATCGTAATCGAGGAGGGGTATCTCAATACGCTTGAGCAGCTTCTCACCCTCGGCGAGATCCGGAGACCAGGCGAGAAAGCGGTCAGACTCAAGATCCCACAGCTCGACAATTTTCACGTACAGATGCGACGACGGCACCTCGGCGCCGGCCCTCGGCGCGCTCCCACTCGGCGACGACCCCGACGGATTGAAGTAGAACGATTTAGCCACTGGCTTGAAGTCTCGAGACCCATAGAGCCGCCGCGCCTCGGCGATGGGCAGATAGTAAGTATGCCCGACGTACCGGGCATCTTGCCAACGCTCGGCGTCAAGGTCGACGATACATTCCCACGGAGGCACAGCGCGCAGCGCCACCCGGTTGACCAGGTCCTCACTCTCTTGAGCTGCCAGCTTCAGACCGGCCCAGGGATAGATAAGCGCAAGGCGCGTTGCCCGTTCCAGCTCGGCGCGCTGACGGTGCAGCCAGCTATTAACCGTCGCACCGGCGATAGCCGGATCGCCGACGGCGCTGCTATCGTGTGCCACCACCACCGACGGCGACCGAGTAAACAGCGCCGCGACGTATGCTTCCACGTATGAGTATGCGTCGGAAGTCTCCACCCGAATACTGTGTTCGCCGAAAACCTCACCCTTATGAGAGCGCCAGAACTCGGTATCGTACAGCGCACGAAGCCGCCTCATGAGCCCCCGGTCCCGGTCCCAGCGCTGGTTATGCTCGGCGAGCGCCGCCCGAATGAGGGCTATATCGTCCTTTACACTCATTTGTACCGCCTTAGCTCGCCACCCGCTCGGCGCCGGAGGCGCTCGGCGCGAGAGGCCTGTATCAGTCTATCAACCTCAGATGCACGGCGTACAGATAAACCCGTCGAGGCCAGGACGCACAGAGCCAGAGCGACAGCTCCATCACAATGCCCAGCCGAGGTACGAGGAAGAACGACTCGGCCGACATCGTCGACGGCCACCATGCGCAAGTCAGACAGGGTAACCGAGTCGACCTCAGTTATCGCCCCGGTCTCTATCGCCGAGCGCAGGCCGGACCAGAGAAGCGCTCGAGACCTCGGCGACGTCACCGGAGGCTTCCCCTCGATAGTATAGAGCCGGACGCCGGCGCCGGTGTAGCCGGCGCGAATGGCCTCAAAATATCCATGACCATGATTATTGTATTCGATAGCGAGCCGTGCATTAAACCGGATGACGGTATCACAGACGATAGATAGGGCATCGTCGAAGGTGTGAGTATTGGACCGCCAGGTCGCAACGACGGCACCGGCTGTAACATCCAGAACGGTCAAGGCACTGTCATCCAGACCCACGCCGCCGGAGGGATCAAAGCCGGCGACGTACACATGCCCCGGCCTCGGCGAAGCCAGAAGGCACCGACCCCGAGACGCCCCCTCATGAGCTGCCAGCGCCGAGAGGATATGCTCGGCGAAGTAGGCGCCCGCCGCTTGACTGTACGCCTCGGCGATGGAGAGCGGATACTCACGCCGGAAGAGGACGTCGCCGATCTTACTAACCTTGTCACGGCGCCAGAGGACTTGACCGACGGTCAGCCCCTCGGCGACCCGGAGCGCTTCCTCTTCCGTACTCAGCTCCTCGAGCCGGTCGACACTGTACTCCGGCACATCGGACCAGGGAAAGAAGAGCACCCGCCACCGCGCCTCACCCCGCTGAACTTTCTGGATTGCCTCATGTAGCGCATCGCCCCAATGATTAGCCGTACTCTCGGCGACAACCTGACCCCCCGGCGCGAGGCTTCCTTCCGTCGACGCCAGCAGCTCGGCGCCGTTCGGCGCGAAGGCAAACTCAGACAGCCAGATCCCTTGAGCCGTGAAGGACCTGGTTCCACCGTCATCCTTAGCGCCCATCGCCAAGACCTCGGCGCCGGAGTCTTCCAGCTCCATCGCCGTCGACGAGGACACCGACAGAGGCCGGCGCAGCTCAGCCGGTAGCGCCTCATAAAAGGACCGGACCATCCGCAGCAGATGCTTAGAGGACTTCTGTTTATAGCTGAGAATCACCAGAGTAACGGGATCAGGAGAGGTAAACCAAACCCAAAAGAACCAATAGGCGACGAGGGTTGACGCACCAATCTGGCGAGGTTTCAGGACGAGTACATCCTCCCCAGTCTCGAGCGCCTCGAGCAGCTCCTCTTGTTGAGCGCTCAGCACGAACGGGACCAGGCGCCCCGCCTTACTCCGGACGGTCAGCCGAGGCGCAAGGCGCCGAACCGGAAGCCAGGACCGCCAGCTCACAGATCCCCGAGCAGCCGCAGCACGGACGCCGGAGGCTCAGCCGTCGCCGAGGAAGAGGACGTCGACGAAGGCGCCGAGGAATCGGACGTCGACGAATCCCGCAACCACTGCACCCGCGCCCGCTCGAGCTTCCCCAGCTCGGACACGACAGTCAGCACCCAAGACGGGACGTCATGAGCCTGGAGATCACCCTCGGCAGCAAGAATAAGCGAGTAGCAAAGGGCCTCAAAGTCCCTCGACTTGGTCGCCGCCCGTACCTGAGGCCAGCACTTCCTGTCACTCATGACTCACCTGTCTTGTAAAGTGTCTTGTCTATTGTATCGCAGTCACCGATGCATGGTCCAGAAGCAAGACAGTAAGACAGCAAGATCCGCAACCTTTACCAAACACGGAAGCGGAGCGCCGTCGACCAGAGCAGAGACTCTATCCTATTCCCTATTATCTCTGTCTTACTGTCTTAAGAAAATATAATAGGGGTAAAACCGGCACAATGGCAAGACAGCAGACAAGACACAACCGAGACACAAGACACAACCGGCGCCGGACAGGGATTGTCCTTTACTATGAAAAGGGTTGCTATATAGAGTGAAGACCACAGAGAAGGAGCAACCCCCATGCGAAAGACAAAATACATACCCGTCACGCTTCCAATACACGCAGCGATCAAACAGCGCGCACAGATCGCCGGCCTTTCTATCTCGGCGTATCTTGACCAGGTCCTCACGCCGATACTCCAGCAGCGCCCACCCGAGACCGACAGCCCGTTCCCCCCGTCGACGCCCGCCCTGCTTCCAGCTCGAGCCATCGCCGAGGCGCTCGGCTGCACCCCCCAATCCATAATGGCAGGATGGAGAGGGCGACGGAGCTGGATGATTGTGGAGCCACCGCAGCGAGGCGCCGGAGGAAAGCGAGCCCTGTACCCGACCCGGACAGACAGCGTACACAAAGACGACGCACTCGCAGCCGTCCGCTTGCTTATCCCGGCCGGACGTCTGGTAATCGAGTCGCCGGACGGCGCCCGCTACACCCTGGAGATCACCGGCGAAGTTGAAGAGGAGCACCCGCTCTTTATCTAAAAGAGGCGCCGGCGAGCACCCATCACCGACGCCTCACAGGAGGACAGTACATGGATAACATAGAAGCGATACAACGGGCATTGTACCCAGCACACCCGGAGCTGGAGCAGATCCGGTTCCAGCGAGGGACCGACGCTTATCTCAGCACCGGCCTATTCAAACCCGGCGACCCGCGAACCGTTGAAGCGTGCCAGCAGGTTGTATCCCTGTTGTTCGACGCGGACGCGGTCACCCTGTATCGGGACGAGTACCTCAGAGCCGGAGGCACTCCGCTGGAGAAGATCGCCGAGTACAAGCAGCAGCTCTATTCACTACCGCAGCCGGAGACGACGGCGCTCCTTATGCGCCTCGAGCAGCTCGCAGGCGACCCGCTCAGAGAACTACTCGGCGAGCCCACCGCGACGGTATTTTCCGGGTGGGGCTACCATTACTATTACTGTGTTGCCGAAGACGTATGCCAGCAGAAGGACCGGCTAAGCCGGATGCACCAGGCGATACAGCACCACGTATCCAGCGAAGCCGGTATCGCTCGGCTGCTTGACGCTACCCACGATGTAGGAGCCAGAGTAGCCCGTATCGTCGGAAGCTGGAATAGGCGCGCCTCCGGACGGCCAAAGCTATGCAGCGTGGTAGCCGGAGACGGTACTCGGCGACTCACAGAAGCGGACGTCGCACACCTCGAGGCGCAGCTCTTTACCCCGATGCAGCGCAGACCGAAGCCGGCGACGGCATCCAAGCCGCCCACAGAGAAGGCCTCAACAAAGAAGGCCTCAACAAAGAAGGCGCCCGCCGAGCTGGATTGGTCGACCATGAAAGCCGACGGCCGCACTTGGTTGGATATCGCTTCCGGCCTCGGCGCCGGAGAGTCGTACAAAATCGTGTGCCCGTTCGGAGGCACCAGCAAGGGCAGCGGCTTTATAAAGCGCCTCGGCGACGGCCGTTGCTTCTATCGCTCACACCCCCTTGACCGCACATACTGGAGACCGGACGACCGCCGCGCCCAGCTCAGACGCAACGACGAAGGAAAGCCCCTCCAGACAATCAGCAACGTGTATACCCTGATGGAGCAGGACGCCGATCTGCCGCTATGGTTCGACAGCTTCCGGCAGCGCCCGATGTTTGGAGACCAGCCCCTCGACACCATCCGACACCAGACCGCCATACGGCGACACACACAAGACGCATACGGGTGGACGTTGAAAGTCAGCCGAGAGGACGTCGGAGTCGCCATGATGGAGACCGCCGAGGCCACGCAGCGCAACCCCCTGGAGGAGAAGGCGCGCTCGGTACAATGGGACGGACGGCCCCGCCTCCGGAGCTGGATCACCGAAACGCTCGGCGTTGATGAACCCCTATACGAAGTCATCGGTCATCGCTGGTTTATCAGTGTCGCCGCCCGCGTATGCCGGCCTGGTTGCAAAGTCGATACAATGCTCATCTTCCAGGGACGGCAGGGCACGTACAAGAGCGAGACGTTTAAAGTAATCGCCGGATATCTCGGCGAAGACCTTGTCCTCGATACCCGACTTGACTGGAGCAACACAACCAAAAGCCGCCACCTTCTCGCCGGTCGACTCTTCTACGAAGACGCCGAGCTAATGAGTATGCAGAAGGCCAGCGGAGACGAGCTGAAAAATCTTCTTTCCTCCAGGACCGATACATACATTCCCCCGTTCGGCCGCGCCGAAGTCAGCCGGCCACGTACCGCGCTCATCGTCGGGACCACCAATGATAGAGAAGTCCTCACCGACCAGACCGGCGCCCGCCGTTTCTGGATTGTCGACACCGAGCGCAGCCCGTACCCGTCAGCGGATCTAAAATGGCTGCGCGCCAACCTGCCTCAAATGTTCGCCGAGGCCGTCTCGTTGTTCGACTCCGGGGAGCAGTGGTGGTTGACACCGGAGGAACAGCAGCTCGCAGATATCGCCAATGCCCAGCGGACGGAGGCAGACCCGGTAATCGAAGCAGCCCGCCTTGTATACGACGCCAACAGCGGAGGACTATCGGCCGGGTTCACCATCGCCGAGTTTGTGGACGCCTACGGCGTACGAGCTGACACCGTCCGAGACCGGCGCCTCACCAGCCGAGCCGTAAGCAAGGCCCTACAGACCGCAGGGTTTAGCCGAGGGCGAACCTATCGGTACGGCGTCCAGTGCCGAGTGTACTACCGAGAGGACGTCAGCGACGGCGACAACCTTAGCGGACTGCACACACTCACCACACCATCACCCATAAGGAGCAACGTAGCATGATAGTTAAACGACAGGCCGAAACCCTGGTTTACCGGGGTAACGAGCCGCCCACTCTGAAACTTTTAGCCGAGGCGATACTTTCGGTCCGTGCCCGAGCGCCGCTCGGCCAGGACCAGACCATCACCGGGCACCTATCTCCGGAGGATTGGGGCTGGTTTCTGGAAGACCAGCTCGCGAGGGAGAGCCTACTCATACAGCCCAGCGAGAACGCGATCTATTTTCTCGGCGCTCGGCTGCACGCCACCAGCGAGATGGCCCCCGGCCAGTACGAGATACGCGGTCACATCGCCACGCAGGAGGAGACGCTATGCTCGGTGCACTGACCCGAATCTATCTGGATGGTCTCGGCTACGCCGCACGCAACGCAGCCAGCCTCGAGCCCCACACCATCCGAGAGAGCTTGAAGGTACACCACCGAGCAAAGGTGATTGCCGCCGTACTCTCGGCGCTGGAGATCCACCCCGCATCACAGTGGGGCGTTGAACACTGGTTCGACCGCCACCACCTCGAGCGCTTGTATATCGACCTCGGCCGGCGCCGTGGAACAATCGAAGCACACGGTATCAAAACACCAGCAGACCGGCGCCAGGTCCTCGGTTGGGTACGTCAGCTCCTCGGCGCGCTAAATATCCAGCTCGAGCAGCAGGAGACCGACGAGGGTAAATGCTGGCGAGCCGACCCGGACAGCGTACGCACTTGGCTGGAGTCGACCGAGGAAGAGTACCGGCGCCTCCGGCCCAGCTCCGGATACATACCGAACCCGTCAGAAATAGCCCTCTTCCGAATAGGCATACGGAAGAGACCACACCTCTAATCAGCTCCTATACAACAAAGATTGTATAAAAATGGTTGGCATATCGGGAAGGGACGGATACATACAAATTGTCAGACGGGACGGCAAATAGCCATCCTCTCGGCGCTACCCCAGCCGGTGATAACGACCGCGCCGTGAAGGGAAGCCCCAACACCACGACAACCCGACCCCGTATGCTAACAAGGAGCAACCCCATGCAGAACGAAAACGAACTCCCGACAGAGTCGCTCGACTTCCTCGCTGACTTCCCCGACTTCAGCGAGACGCCCGAGGCTATCGAGGACATGCTCCTCACGATGGCAGAGGACGAAGAAGTCGAGGACGAGTACCTCGAGCAGCTCGCAGCGTATGAGCACAGCGACAAAGACTTCTGGTACTGAGACTCAACACCGGAGGCCCTCGGCGCGCAATGCCCGAGGGTCTCTTCATTACAGGGAGCACGAAAATGGCACACACCAAAAATTGGTGCAGGAAGGACAAGCGACTCGCCATCTATCTACGAGACGGACTTAAGTGCGTGTACTGTCAAGCCAGCTTGGAGGACGCCCCGCTCAGCTTGGACCACCTGGTTCCACGCAGCGACGGAGGCAGCAACGAAAGCGGAAACTTGGTTACTTGTTGTATCGAATGCAACCGGCGCCGAGGAGTCACCCCGTTAGCAATCTGGCTCGCACACACACAGACCGACCCCGCCGCGACAGCTCGGTTCATCGTTGAACACACGGCGCTGGACCTGAAGCCGTACCGCGCCGAGGCGAAAGTCATCATCGCCCGTAGACAAGAGGAGAAGGACAATGCTTGACCCTGAGTACCCACACGAAGAATGGATCGCAGACCTGATCTACTCTCGTTGGCTTGACGAATACGCCGACGCCGGCGCCTCGGTTATCTGGTTCGCTGCTGCTGCTGCGGACCACACGACCAACGGACGCCACGGCGCACGGTTCGTTTACTGGTTCGCCGACGGCAGCGGCATGGAGGTAGCCCCCGACGACACCGTCCACACCTACTACCCCAGCGAGCCGACGGTCTAATCCACAGACCTACCCGCAGCTATCGACAACTCACCCGGCCCCTACCCCCACAGGTAGGGGCCTTTTTTATTTGGCGGTTAGCTCTCGGCGCAGCTCGGCGAGGCTATCCAGAATCGCCTGATGTTCGGCGCCGTGACGCTCAGACATGGAATCTATTTGCTGTAGATGGCGAGCGACGGTGCCTTCAAGCAGCGGCATCACCTTAGAGGCCATGAACTTGTATACGCCCATGCCCACCAGCAAACACACCAGCAGACCGGCGCCAGGTCCAGCGAGGTAGGGTGCCAGGGTCTCGATGTTCATTGTTCCCCCTGCCGACGGAGCAGGGCATCGAGTATCGCTCGGCTGAGCGGACGGCTATACGTCACGCTCGGCGATGTACCCGAGCCAGGGTCATACGCCGCCAGGAGCTCGGCGATACGGTCGACCGGCACCAACACCGGCACGACCACGACTTCCCCTTCCACCTCGGCGCCGTCGGTATCTTTCACGGCAACGCTGAGCGTATTGATCTGACTGTAATCGACTGAAACCATGCCGCCCCCCTATGCCAGCCGCAGGACTTGATACTCGAAATCGAGCGTAACCACATCGCCGGCGCCAATGGTGATTGCACTCGACTGAGTCGCAATGCCCACCATGAGCTGTAGATTAATCCCCGAGCTGTAGGTCTGGTTAATGTTCCGGTTCTGTTGGTTCAAGAAGCCCCCGGCAGCGTTGACGTTCCACGATGAGACCGCGACGCCGCGAAGCGGGTTGAACTGTAGTACGGCGAAGGTTGCATCATATGAGGCGTTCGCTTGAACGGTGACCGCATCAATAGACCAACCGCCGCCGGCCAAGCTACCCGACACAGGTTGACGAGCAACGGCGCCGTATCCCTGCATGGTGTTGTCGACGTTGCTTGTTGGATCAGCAGCAATCGCGCACACCAGCTCGCAGGCGAACGGCGCATTACTCGAGCCGCTCAGCTTGACCACGACGAGGAAGCGATCATCGCTGGTCACCTGAGTGAATGTTCCGTCGCCGTTGTCGGCTTGCAGCGCTGTATACAGCCGGGGCCAGAGATGCGTACCCGTGACGCCGAGGCAGTAATCCCCCGTACCGGCCCCCGCCGCCATAGTAAACGACGTCGACCCCCCGGCATAGCTCACCGACGTAAGCAGCGAGGAAGGGTCAACCTCAGACCAGGTCGAAGGGTCTATCGGCTGTAGCGGAATCGAGGCAAAGGAGGCCCCGCCGCCAGAGGCTTTAGGAGGAGGGATTACAATACTCACTGGCCTGACTCCGCAAACGGCCGAGCAGTCAGCACGACCGTAACAGAGCCGACGAGGACACCATCCCCCCGGACGGCGAGCAACGGCGCCCAGCTCTCGTCACCGACCCGCGACGGCTGAAGCCACGCGGCAGCATCGCCCACGACCGCCTGTATATTCGTCCGAGTCGAGACCGTCGCCGACGGCGCCAGGGTGATGGAATCTTCCCGGTATGGGACGACGTCCTCCGGCAGCGCGGCCACCGTCGCCGAGGAAGCGGAACTCGGCGTCGCCCCGGTAATGAGTCGGACGAACAAGTCGCCCCCGGTCCCGCCGTTGTCAAGCCGATACCGGCCGGCGAGGAGCGCACCGGACACGCCGAGACCAGAGGCCCGGACGACTTGCCAATCCGTATTGGCTGCAATCGTGAATGTGTGTGTTGTAGTCTTGACCATCAGAGACCCTCATTCATTTGGCTGAAGACGCGAGACCGCGCCGAGCTATCGAGGCGCCGCCACCGACGCCGGAAGACCCGCACGACCCGACGGGCCAGGAGTCGGTAAACGCCTCGGTCCACATCCTCGACAAGCCCCGCAGCAGCAGCACCCAGGACGCCAGAGAGCAAGCGCTCGGCGTCGACGGCCTCATCTATCAGGACGGCGATCCGCTCGATTAACTCCTCTTCCGTATCGGTGTCGATACCGACCACCACCTCAGAGACCACCAGCAGACGAGAGAGGCGAGCAACCACCGAAGCAGGGACCAGCGCAGCGAGGCGCGGACAGTCTACGAGAACCACGACGAGACCCCCTTCCAGTATGCTGCGGATATTCTGGCATGGTTGCTCGGCTCGAGCAAGAACGACGCATCGCCGATGTTTGTAAAGAATCCGACCTCACCCAAGACGGCAGGCATAGTCGACCGCCGGAGGATGAAGAAGTTAGCCTCGGCGACACGCCGCCACCGCAGCTCGGCGAGGTTGACCCGGAAGGACTCGGCGAGGGACTCGGCGACGGCATCCGAGCGAGTCGTGCCCCGCGACGTATAGACCTCGATACCGTTTGCCGGCAGGCTCGGCCCGCGAATGTTGTTGCCCACGGCGTTAGAATGGCAGCTCACCAGCAATCCGCAGGGGTGTTTGTTCGCCGAGCGCACCCGCAGCGAGAGCGGCACATCGGCCTGTACCAGCTCTGTCCAGATGACAGGCTCAGAGATGCGACGATCCCCGACGCAATCCCAAACAGGGACGCCCGCCTCGAGCGCCAAGTTCGCCAGCCCCGCCGCAGTCTGTCTATTCGTCACGCCTTCATATATCGAGAGGATAGGATCTTCCTCGATAAAATGGTATTGTTTGCCGCCCGGAGTCTGATACACCCCGTCGATAATTCCGCCATGCCCATAGTCCAGAATCAGACATCTCATCGCTGTGCATCCTTGATGATGTACTCGAGGGTACGGAGGTTGCCTCTTTCCCTATCCTCTACCGTCGGCAGGTTTGCAGGAGTCGCCGCGCCGATACTCCGGAAGAAGGTGTCGAGCGCCTCATTATCGACGAAGCCGGGACGGAGCTGAATCGGCAGGTCATCTTGCCCCGACGTCACCGCCGCATGATAGGCCGGCGCATAGTCACGGAGGGTACGGTCGAAGCCAGCAAAAAGCATCGCATGGCGTAGGGCCGCATAGTTACGCCTCGAGATGCTGTCATCGGCCACGCGCCATTGACGGCCCAGGTATCGACCACCACCGGGATACTCTTCCTCGATAGGTACGCGCTCGACATTGACCAGACCGAGGAAGGTTGCCTCGGCGTCAGGGTTGAGGCGCATATACGCCAGGAGGCGCGGGTCGAGATAGTCGCCAATCGGCCGCCCCTTCTCATCTCGTTGAATCCCGAGCCCCACCTCAGATACCAGGGTAACCCACGGTGTAGCGGTCTCACTTAGACCGTATTGGAGCGCCCGCTCGGTTAGGACCGTCGATGCCTCAAACGCTCGGCGACCAGGTCCAGCGACGTCCGCACCCGGCCGAAACAGCTCCGGAGAAGCATCATAGCCGAGCGCCGTATACATGACGCCATCCAGAACCAGCACCCCCGCCGAGAGATAGTCGACCAGCTCGGCAGCGGACTGGAGGAGCGGTATCGAAGGACCGTAGATGCCGACCCGCTTCCGAGTCTCCGGATCTTGTACCATCGCCAGGAAGGGACGAAGAGCCAGATAGTCTTTCGTAGCGACGGTATATTCCTCATCATCGGAGAACACGCCGAGCGATTGATACGAGGCGCGTATTCGTTCCGGAGACTCAAGAACATTAATGAGGGTAGTACGGAGCGACTCACGCCGGAACGACCAGAACCAGATGACTCGAGAGATGATGTTCCGTTCAACGTCAGAGACTCGGCCATAGTCAAACAACGCATCGTTTGCAATCCGGACGGCCTCATCGACCGAGCGCCCCGCCTCGAGCGCATCCACCAGAGTACCGACACGGAAGTACAAGTCGCTGGCGTTAGCCGCCTGGTTGAATACGTTGACCTGTACCGAGGCGCCGCCGTCCAGTGTGCCTGTAAGATCCAGCCCGGTCCATTCACGCAGCACCCGACGCGCTCGGCCTTGACCCATCGCCCGAATCGTACGCGCCGAAGGGTCAGCAGCTCGGCGAGCTGACAGTCCAGACCACGCCACCAGGGAGCGGAGTACATCGTCGGACAGCTCGGCGCCGGTCTGTGTTGCGATCTGAGGAATGAGCCGCGCCACATCACCAGCCGTATACACCTGACCAGTAGGCGACCGGGCTACAATCTGGACACCCAGCTCGGTCTGTCCGAAGAACACCCGGAGCGGAGTCGCCGCGCCGAGAGACAGCCCGACGGACCGGGCAGCAGCTCGAGCACCCGCAGCGAGACCCATTGTAGAATATACAATGCTCGGCGCGGTTATCCAGTTTACACCCTGATATACAAGGTTCGGCAGGAGTCGACCGGCCAGCAAGCCGCCCTTAGCCCAGCGCTCGAGGCCGGCGCCGACGTTGCCGAACGCATCGCCGAGCCGACGGAGGAGCCGATTATTACCGGGCTCATCGGCTTTGATCCGCTGCATCATTTTTTTGAACGACTCAGGAGAAGCGAGTCGAGCCAATCGGGACCGGGCTTGTTTATCCAAGCCGAGCGCCTCGAGACGGGCTATCGGTGTGTTCACTTTGTTATCAGCGTACAGCTCAATATACCGCTTTAATGCTTCGTTATAGTTGCCTCGACTCGGCGACTGTTGCGTCATCTCGATAGCCCGATCACGCACCAGGCTATACAGCTCCTTCTGTTGTGAGTCGCTGAGATCCGACAAGAGCCGCTGTATCGGTGCCGGGACCGTTGGCCCCAGGTCCGCGAACATCCAGGTCTGTTGTTGGTTCTCAGCGCGTCGATACACCGCCTCATCTTTGAGCGCATAGCCGAGCATCTCGACGACGTCGCGATCATTGAGCGGACGGCCGTATCGGGTGGCATTGAGCTGGTCACGCAAGCCGGCCACGAACTCAGCCGGCGCATACTCGGCGAGGTAGCCAGAGGACCGGAGGCGCTCAGGAGTGAACACCTCAGAAACTATCGCCGCCGTACGGCGTTGGAAGTAGGAGGCGCACATCAAATCGACCAGGCGGTCTACCCCGAACAGAGGAGGGGTATCTATCGTGCCACCGAGACTCTTAAGCGTGACGCCCTCATCGGCCAGCCGGCGACACAGGACCATCAACGCCGAGAGGGTTTGCTCTCCCCACTCAGCCCCCGACCCGACCCGCTCAAACAGCGCCACCACCTCGGCGAGCGCCTCCGGAGGAGGGTCTCGGCGTAGCAGCTCGGCAACCTCGGCACGCAACCGCGCCGGTGAACTCCGGAGGTCAAGCAACACCCGATGCGACGAAGCGCCGAAGACCATATCCCCCATAGTCTCAAACCCGCCGAATAAGTTTGCCAGCACATCACCCACCATTTGTCTCGGCGAGTCGTACGCCCCGGCCAGCACTCGAGCAAAGGCGACCGGCCGAGGGACGCCACGCTCGGCGCGCATGAGTGAGAGGAACTCTTCATCAATCCCGCCCCACCGCCGGCCCAGCTCATCCACCAACGGACGGAGGACCGGGTCGATATCGTCGAAGGCATCCGGAGATAAACGCGCCTCGAGCGAGGCACGAAGGCGCCCCGGCCGAAGCTCGACAGGACGGAGGATAGACGACAGCTCGGCACCCTCGAGCGCCGGCGCCTCGGCAGGCATCGCCCGACCGCCCACCGGCGCGACTTCCTCCACCTTGCCTGAGGCTAAGGCCATCCGCTCAAAGTCATCGAGTACCGCCTCATTCAGCACCCGGAGCGGAACAGAGTCGGCACCATCACGCAGAGGTAGCCCCAGCGGGACCAGGTCCTCGGCGTCGACGCCGTCCAGATCCGCCACCAGATCCCCGAGCCGGACGCGCACCTCACCACCCGGCGCCGCCGGTATCAGGTACGAGCTATCCTTCCTAAGCGCTTCCGAAAGCATCGCCGACGGCCGCGACGTAAAGCCCCGATACAAAGCATTTGCGACGTCCCGGTCAGCAACCAGCCTCGGCGTAAGCCGCACTCGAGGACCAGCAAGGGACGCGCCCCGGACGGCACGCGCACCGGCTTGGAGCGCCAGCACTGAGGCCACCTCATCGGCCGACGGCGACTCGGCACCCGAGACCCGACGCACCGTACCCGGCGCCGGAGCAGCTCGGCGAAGCGCGCCGAGAGTGTCGCCACCTTCATCTAGCGCCGCCCGCACCGCCCGCCCGACCCGCGCCGGGATGACGTTGGACTCCTCCAAACGGCGGACGAAGGTGTCGACGTCCTCTTCTATTCCCACCCGTCGAAGCGCCCGCGTGAGTGTGTCGACTTCCTCGGCGACTTCCTCGGCGACGTCAGCCGCCCGCGCCGGAGGAGGACCGCCGAACAAGGAGCCCTGAGTAGACGGAGGCTCAGCCGGAGGACCGCCGAACAAGGAGCCCTGAGTAGACGGAGGCTCAGCCGGAGGACCGCCAAACAAGCTGGACTGAGTAGACTGAGGCTCAGCCGGAGGACCGCCGAACAAGGAGCCCTGAGTAGACGGAGGCTCAGCCGGAGGAGGAGGCGCCGTATCGTCTACATCCAGCACACGCGCCAGCCGCTCGGCGCCCCCGCGTACTTCCTCAGACTCGGCGACCAGGTCGATAAGGGAATCATTGACCGTACGACGAGACGGCCGACGGAGCGCCTCACGCGCCATCCGTACCGCCGTCGACGTATCCGCCCCGGCCCGAGTCGCCACGCCAGCAGCTCGAGCACCACGCGCACCGGCCCGCGCCGCAGCGCTTAGCCCCAAATCACCAGGGACGAGGAACTCCCCGACCAGGCCCACACCGGCGCCGGTAGTCCGGAGCGCAGCCCGCAACGGTGCATCACGCTCGAGGCCGAGAAGCTCTCCGGCAGCATCGCCGAGATCCCGGCCCCCACCGACGAAGCCTTCACCCTCACGAATACGTTTACCAGCCGCTTGCCCGAAGCTCTTGCCAGTGAGGAGCGCTTCCCCAGCACCGACCGCCGCCGAGGGAGGAGCGCTCAATACCCGCAGGGCATACAGTGTCGGAGCCTCCACAGTCTCACCCGTGCGGAGCGGACGAGTCGCCAGCGAGGACAGCGAGGCCCCCACATCGCCGAGTACCGCACCGGCCATCGAAGCCGGCGAAGGAGGCGCCCGCCCTGGAGCGCCCACGAACTCAAGAGCCGCCGTAAGCTCCGGTCCCAGATCACCAGCCAGGATAGCCGACCGGCGCTCGGCGTACTCCGCAGAGTCGACGATATCGTCCAACGTCAGACCCGGCCGGAAGCCACCCTCGACAAGATACTTCATTTGGCTGAAAGCAGCCCGAGACGCCGCGAACTCACGCGCTTGACGCGCTCGAGCTGTATCGGCCGACTCTATTGTCTGAGGAAGGAAGCCTGACAGCAGCTCGGCGCCAGGCCGTCCGCTTTCTTGCTGACCTCGAGCAAGCCGGACGGCCTCGGCAAAGACGCTCCCCTCACCCGCAGCCCGAGCCCCGGACGTCATCGCCGACGTAACGGCAGGCATACCCGGAGCCACCGCGCCGCCCGGTGTAAACGGTACAGTTTCCAGAGCCCGCGCCCGAGACTCTCTCTCGGCCACCTCACCCGGTCTCGGCGCGCCGAGCGCCTCAGAGACAAACGCCCGTTGCGTTGCCATGAGATCCGGTTCCCGGCCTCGAGGAGCTGGAAGCGGAGCCGGAGCAACCGGCGACGACGGCCCCACAGCCGGCGATGAGGGAGGCGCCAGGAGCAGCGACAGACCGCCAGTAGTAAGAGCAGCTATCTGACCATCAGACAAGCCACGCGCCCGCAAGGAGGTGTACTGTTGCTCGTTGATATCGTCCCGAGGGTTAGGCATCTGAGGCCCCGGCAAGGGTGGATTCAGCTTCCAGCACGGCGAAGCTATGCAAAAGCTCTAGAGCTCGGCGCTGGTCATCGCCGGTATATGTGCGGATTATCTCATCTTCCAGAGTCGACAGCGGAGCACCGGCCCTCGATTGATACAGCGACGAGACAACCCGGCCCATCGGCCCCGACTCCCTCGGCGCACCGGACCGGGCCAGCTCAGCACCACGGACGCGGGCATCGAGACGCGCCGAGGTATCACGTACCTCCGGAGTGATGACGGGCTCCTCATCCTGGAAAGTGTCACGCACCCGAGGCACCGGAGGAGGAACGTAGCCGAGACCGGCGCGGACGGTAGCGGGCAGCTCCGGAGGTTGAGCCCGTCGGATGACTTCCTCGGCGCCGAGCGTAGAGACCGCCTCGAGCAGCCGCTCGTAATCCTCGGCGCCAGGTCCTCGGCGAGACCGGAGGCGATCAGCTCCGAAGAGGCGCCGGTATTCCTCACGCGCTGTATTCACCAACGAGCGGACCTCACGCTCGGGAAGATCCACCGCCTCGAGAGACCGGCGCAGCTCGGCGAGTCGGGCTTCTATCGCCGCTGTCTCTTCCGTCAAATCGACCGGCCCTTCCATCTCCGGAGTGTAGCCAGTGACCGGAGCAGCAGCGCGACTTGTCACCGAGGTACGAGTACCACCCCCGGCGCCGGCGCCGTCGGCATCCGTCCGACCGGCAATGCTGTAGATGGTATCGTATTCCGTCGACGTTGCTGGATCGGTTGCAACCTGTAATGCCCGTGCATCATCGACCGTAATATCCGGACGCGCCGAGGCGAAGCGCTCGTTAACACCCTCACGAACCAGGGAGCGGAGCAGGTCGACTTGTGCAGGGTTGACCCTTGACCCCGTCGCCGCACCCATCCCCGCCTGTAGCGCTTGAAGCGCCGCCGACGTCTGTTGCTGGAGATCCGTCGCCGAGCTGCCAGAGGAGAACCGAACATCGGCGAGCGCTCGGCGCGCAACCTCGAGCATGGCCTCACCCTCGATAGCGCTATACGCCTCCTCAAACTCAGCCGGAGTCGGATACGGAGACGGCGCCGCCGGTGTTGTCGCCGGTGTTGTTGTGGTCGTGGTTGTACTCGGCGCCGAGGCCCGTTGCGCCGCATTGGTCGCCGAGGCTACGAACTCTCTTGAGGCGTTTAATCTATCGATGTTGCGCCGGTTACGGGCGACCTCACGGTCTATCGCACCTGACTGGATATCAGCGAGGAGCGCTTCCGTTGACTGAATCTGTTGGAGGATGGCATCCCGAGTCGCCTCGGCGAGCGCCACCCGCTCGGCGAAGTCTGCATCGTCGACGTCCAGCCGGCGCCGCGCCTCATCCATAGCCACCTGCCAAAGCTCGGCCCGGTTAGCCGCATATCGACTCACATACTCAGCCGCCCGCGTACCCGCTTGGAGTGTGCCGGGGAGCTGAAGCTCATAGACCCGCGCCATTATTCCACCCGCAGCAAATGAGGATTATCTCGGTAAAACCGGGCCAACTCATCGGCTTGCTCGGCGCTGATGTTCGCCGCCTCAAACCCGGCCCGGTAGCGCTCAAACGTACTCGGCGCCTCGGCACCAGGCCCCACCGCACCTTGACCGAATAGGCGCAGGTCGCCGAGAAGTGAAGCAGCCTCACGCCCCGCAGTCCGGACAAGCCCAGCAGCGCCGGCGCGCCGTTGGAGCTGTCGGTTAGCTTGAGCAGCGATGAGCGCTTCCAACTCATCTTGTTGCTCCTCGGCGCGCCGGATATCGGCATCGGCCAGCCGCTCGGCGAGTCGTTGTTCCCCTTCCAGCTCTCGTTGTTCAGAGGCCAGCGCTTGACTGAGCGCCTCACCAGAGCCGCCCCCAGCAGCAGCCAGGAGCCGCGCCCGGTCAGCCTCGAGCGCTCGGCGAGCCGCCGCCGTCGCTCGGCGAGACTCTCCCCGGATGGCCTCGGCTTCTTGCTCACTCAGCCCCAGCGCACCCGCAGCCGCTCGGCGCTCGAGCGCTCGGCGCCGCTCTCGGTTGCGTCTATCCAACGCCGTCGGCAGCGCAGCCGCACCCGTCGCCACAGCCTCGGCGCCCAGCTCGGCGACCAACGGAAGCAGCGCCCCCACAGTGATAGCCATAGATCACCCCTCAAACGTATCCAGTCCAGTGTAGGAGGTATACCCGCAGTCAAGCAAGCACTCACAGCGCATCGAGACCGGCCCCAGGAAGAGCAGCTCGGATCGAGTGTCGACGACCACCTCCACAGTATGCCGACCGGCGCCGAGGTTTTGTTCCACGTGGAACAGGTACAACGGCCGGCGACAGTCATTGAGCGCCGCAAAGTCGGCAACGCCGGAGGCGATAGACTGAGCGCTCGGCGCGCCGCTTTCCTCAGTAAAATGGTAAACCCGGCTATTCGCTACCGTCACGCCGTCGATGCGAAGGTATACCCGGCTATCTACTTGGTTCGGCGTTGGAGTCGTTCGACTCTTATACACCGAGCCGCTGTCACCGGCGACCACCACCACGTGCCCTGTACACTCCACAAGCAAGGCGCCGGCGCTCTCAAATACCACCTCTCGAGAGACCCCCGGAAGCGAGAGCAGCAGCTCTTGTTGTGTTATGTCCGACGTCTTGACCGTACCCGTTGAGTATGTCCGCTCGACTGTATCCTCCACCAGCTCGGCGAAGTAGTACACCGGACCGAGAACGAACCGGCGCCCCTGACCACCGGCAACGCCGACGGACTCGGCGAGCTGGTTAGCCGTCACGGTCCCGACCTGTACGTCAGCCGACTGGATCTCGGCGTTGAGATAGTCACGCGCCGCGCCGAGGTTTTGCTCCAAGTCGGAGGACTGAAGAGTCGCACCAGTGAGGAAGGTAACAGGAGGAGAATAGGGCATCGCCGAACCTCAGAAGGTTGAAATATACGCCATGCCGTTGACGTGGCAGGTATCCACCTGGTTCGCTGTACCGGCGTCGTTCACATTCCATCGGAGCTGAAGCCGGACGCCTTCATAAGAGCGCCCCGCCGTCCTGTTGATGCTGAGACCCGACAGGCTATTGCGCGTCCAGGCCGCGACGATATCGCCATTTGAGCCGGCGACCGAGGCGTCATTCCCCGACCGAGTCGCCAGCCCATAGCCCACCGGCGCCTGTATTGTGGTGGTCAGTGTGCCCCCGCCATCATTGAAGAGGAGAAGCACCCGCAGGTAGTACACCTGTTGAGCTTTAGTCGACCCGCCGCCAGAGCTGGATACGTCGCCGATTAGCTGGTTAAAGTGATACCGGAGGACCGCACCCTCGGCGACGGCTACCGGCGCGGTAAAGGACACCGTCAGCAGATCAACCCAGGAAGTAGCCGCCCCGCCCGTACCGCTCGAGCGAGTCGTCCCACTGGTTACCGAGCCGGCCTCGGCGAAGGTAAGTGAACCGTACGCTATGCCCTCGGCGATATGCTGAGAAGTTACCGCACCTCGGCGAAGGTTGGAGGCATCCAGCCGCCCGACTGTGCCGTCAGTGTTGTCCTTCAGCTCAGTAAATAGCTCATTCAAAGACGCCGCCGTAATCACGTCCGACGGCGCCGGATACGTCGGGTTTATCGTGCTCATCGGTACTGGTTCCTAATCCAAAGGGACGCATTGTAAACACGGAGGACAGTGTCAGCGCTGTAGCTGTAAGCATTGGAAGTACCCGCCCCATCGTACGACGCTTGCCAGCGCACATCGACAACGACGGACCGAGAGGGCACCGGGACAGTAAAGGGTAAGTGTACCGTATGACGGCGCGGAGGATACCGGCCCGAACGCGCAACGAGGACACCATCCACAAACACCCCGACTTGCCAGCGCCATTGGCTACCCGTCGGAGCAGCGCCCAGACCATAGCTAGAAGCATCGCCGAGGTAAAACTCCCAATCAACAAGCAGCGCACCGGACACCACACCAGCCCGCGCCGGCCATTGAAGGTACACACCCTCGGCGACGGTATCCGAGAGCCGATTCCAACCAGGCCCCCACGCCGAGCTGTTGGTCTGATACGACGCCGACGGAGGCCCCAGGATACCCGTATTGCCGGCGCCCCCGTCCGGAGGATTGAAGCCGGCCAAGTCCACGATATCAGTTTGAGTAATGGCGAATATCTGAGAGGCCAGCTCGGAGGCCGTCGCCGTTGTAGCCCCGGCCGGAGTCGTGCGGACGGTTGAGTCGATATCGGCCGGCGCGACGAACTTGTCAGCGCTGATGGACTCATAGGGCATTTGCTCAGACCCGACGCCGCCGTTCATCGTCCGAGCGATACGGCGCCCCTCATCCTGTAGGAGCTGAGCATCTACAAAGGCCCGAGGCGCCGGAGGGTATGTGCTGAAGACCTTCATATCTACCCCTGATGCAGCACGGAACGAGACCTCGGAACATAAGCCACCTGGTAGCGCACCACATGGAAACGCGCCGAGCTGGTCAGCCGCCACTTAAACCAAGTCGAAGCCGGCGCCCCCACATCCCAGCGAATACGGGTAACGGTTGTGCCGAGGTAGGTATCCGCACCGATGGAGGCGACCCGGTCACCCGTCGCACCCGGAGCATACACCGCACCCTGGTTATCACCCCGGAAGCGACTCGAGACGGCGCCGGCTTGAGTACCCGCCGAGGTATACGTCTCGAGATAGTCGACCGCATACTCCATTGTAATCGGGGCATTCCCGACGGCGACGACGTCGACGAGGATATATCGCACGGACTTGTAGACGCTATCGTCGCCGAAGTCTTCCCACACGCTCACCCATTGACCGGACACGCGTGCATTATTGGACACGGCCGACACCGTCCAGATGAGCTGGTCAGCAGTTGTCGCCGTAAAGCGCTCACCCTGCACACCGGACGCCGACCACACCTGAAGGCCCCGATTGTAAACCGTCGACACCGTCGGAGTATCAACCACCCGTTGAGTCTCCGGCGCCAGGAGGAACCGGCCGGACGGGAGTGTCGCCAGGGCATTGAACAGGAAGGCGCCCGGATCACTCGGCGAAGTGAGCGCCGCCCGCACCGACCACGTATCCAGATCCACATGATAGACGAGGCCCCGGTCAGGAGTCGCCGACCCGTCCGAGCAGTAGTGGCACCACCATTCACGCTCCATTGGAGACCAGGCAGCGGAGGCCCGAGGGAGAGCCGACTCGTTAATCCGTCGCCCCTCTCGGCTGACTCGAGTATTCGGCGAGGATACGGTCATCGCCGACGGCGAGCCGGAGACCACCCGAGGCCCGTCCGCAGTCAGGAAGAACACCCCGACACCAGGCACCAGGGTTAGCGTATTCGTTGCAGTAGTCCCGACGTCACGCGACACCACCGAGACTCGGTACAAAATGCCGGCTTGATCAGGAACGACGGCGTCGATTCCACGCTCACGGAAGACCAGCAAGACGCCGTAATAGGGAACGAGCCCGGTAATATCGCCAGCGTCGATATTGCCCAGCTCATAGAAGGCGAACGCGCCGAACTGTTCCGGAGCCCCCTCGTCGCTGTATATGAGACGCTGTTCATAGTCCGGACCACCGGCCAGCCAAATGCGACCGTCCCAGCTCGCACCATAGCGAAGCGTCGAAGGAATGGTCACCGACTCAGTAAGCGCCGGCGCCTCGGCGATAAGCGCACTATCCGGAGTTATGTCGAGGTAATCGGTACTACTGTTTTCAGGAATACGCGCCAAGAAGTAGAAGACCGCCTCACCCTGATTATCCAGCGCCTTTAGGTTTTTTGTCCGATAGATGCGCCGAGCCACCGTACCGGCCGGCCCTCTCGGTATCTCACGAAGGAGCACACCGTATCGCCCTTGCTCAGTTGTTTGAGTAAACGACCACGCCGCCGAGCTGGAGGAGGAAAGCGGAGATATCGACCCGGTCTCGGTTTCCCATGCCACCCGGTACAAGTACCTATTGACTTCTGAACCATCCGTCGCCGCATCAGGATCGCCGAGCCCTCGAGGAGCGATGAGTCGAGCTGCAATCGAGCCCGCCTCGTTACGTGTCGCCACGGTGTTGAAGTACGACGGATCAGGAGGAAACACCAGCGCCGGCGCCGGCGAGCTGGAGAAGCCGAACGGAACGACCAGCTTATCCCCACGGAAGCGGAGCAACACCTCAGAGCCGAGGACAACCAGGTCAGACCCATGAGCGACGAACTGAGTACCGGGATCAGTAGACGACGGCACCAACCGCCCCGACTGGAGATACTGTTTTGCCGGCGCGTTGCTTGACGTACCCGCCGAGAGACCGTGCTCATAGAGCAGGAATCCCCCTTGCTCATAGAGGCAATACAGCTCGGCGCCATTCTGACGAGACCAGACCGCAAGCGAGTATATCGGCTGAAAGTCCAGCGACACCACTTGAGTAAACCCGGCCGGAGGGTTGTACGGCTCCCACCCCCGGTCACGTACCCACGCACCGCCTTCACGGTCGACCCTCATATTTACGATGAGAGACGCCGCGCCGGGATCGGCGACGTACCGCTCATCCATCCCACCGGCCAGCCGCTCTTGTAGCTTAATCGTCTGCACGGTCACCCCTCATAGGTGAGGGTGAACTCGGTCGACCAGTATTGCCGGTCACGATGTACGTTGAACTGCCCCATCTGCCACGCTGTATCGGTCTTAAACATTCGACGTTTGAACTGATCCACCGCTCGAGAATACCGTCCCTCATAGAGCTGAGCGAGCGCCTGGTTGTTCGACTTGAGGAAGACGTCAGCGAGCGCCCGGTCCACAATCACCTGATGAAAGGGCCAGGGCATTGACGGAGAGTCAGTGTCGTACACCAGCGGAGAAGGCTTTACCAAGTACCGCAGCTCGGCGCGCCGGAAGCGCCGCGCCGGACGGTCCCGATAGTTTACCGCCGTCAGCGGATCGGCCGCACTGTACTCCTGATCGGAGCCGTCCACCCGAGGCCAGGGACGGATACGTCGGATGCTCCCGTCATACTCGATATAGCGCTCATTCCCTGGATAAAGTCCAAGCACGAACTTAACAAGGAGTGACGACTCGGTATCGAGCGCACGAAGGGGAAGGTTCATCGTGGCATCTGTGCTGGTATTCAGCTCGGCGCCGGTAGTCACAGCCAGCCAGCGAGGAACGCCGAGGCGTTCGCCGGTTGCATGGTTGTAATTGGCATTGAACCAGAGCCGCTTTTTGAGTCCCTCGAGGGGCTCTGGTTGCCCCCGCGTTGCATAGCTCGGCGGACGGGCAGCAAAGGCGACCCCGTCGAACGTGACAAAAGAGACCGTCGCCGAATACGTCGCCGCCGGCGCAACGTCATCCGTCGGCACTTGAGTAACGACGGGCTCAGACAACGGCCCGAACGTACCCTCCGGCGACTCAAGACACCAACACAGCTCATAGTATCGACCCTGTACGAACGTGCCATCGGCCGGAGCTGCTACCTGGACCCATGCCACCGTGAGCACCTCGGCCGGAGGTATCACTCGAGGCGGGATCGGAAAGTACATTTGAGCATACGAGTCGGTACGGTCCTCACGAAGTGAGGCCATCTCCTCCGGCCTATTCGCCACCGACCACATTTTTTGTCCGTTGGTCAGCGCCCCCGGCGCATCCGGTATCGGGGTATCTCGCTGACCCAGGTTGAGTATCTCGAGGCAATCGGCCGGGAGATTGTAGTATCGGTGTTTGATCTTCCAACCGGCGAACCCGGTAATTGTCACCGGCGACGTCGGAGGCGAGCCGGTGACAGGATGACGGATCGGCTCGGTAGTGATTAACTCTTGCGTCGTGTTGACTTCCAGAATTTCATAATCCCGGCCATGCAGCTCGATAATATTGCCGACCAATACAGAGCGCTGAGAGTCCAGCTCATAGACCGGCGCCGAGAATGAGACCAGCCGCTCACCGTCTTTCGTGGTGACAGTCACCCCGCCGAGGCGAGAGCTGGTCAAGTCCGGATACAGGTCGAAGTACACCAGCTTCTGGGAGAACGGCCACACGGTCTCGTTCCATACGTGCCGATATGCCTCATTCAGCAGCTCGGTAATCTGATCCCGGTATCGGGTCTCGGTAGGGTCAAAGTCAGTTTTGTTGGCGACCCGTTCCCGCATTTGTTTAAGGTTCAAGTCGCCCCCCTACCGAGACACCTCGGCGATGTTCAGAACTGCTTGTAAACGATCATGTCCACAGTGCCGCCGGCTTCAGCCTCGAGCGTGACGCCGAAGGCGTTTGCCAGATCCCCGGTAGCAGCCAGCGCCACTGTACCGATTGCAGCTTTGGCAGCCGCGACCGGCACACCGGAAGCTGTACCCCCGGCGCACTTGACGTCTTCAGCGTAGCCAGCGATCACGCAGGGTACCAGGTCGCCGGAGGCCGCAGCCTTGAGCGCCACGCCGACGGCCAGAGGGTTGCCCGTTGCGACAATCGCCGAGGCCGTCACATAGAGCGCACGCTCGGCGCCGGTCTTCGTGGTATCCCACCCGACCACATCACCGGCTGCAATCGTGCCGCCGGCGAGGAAGGTTTCCACCTGGCGTCGGTGCATCTCGGCGCCGCCGAGAGCTGTACCGTCGGCATCGGTCGAGTCGAGGTACTGAATAATATCGTCTGTTGCCATTGTAGCCCCCAGCCTCAGAAGGTGTCAGCGTTGACCAGAACACCTTGCCCGCCGAGATGACGCGCCGTGAGCTGGCATTTGTGGTAAATGTGAGCCACCCGAGCCTGGTTGCCCTGACCCATAACGAAGTCACCGGTAGCGTAGTCGGCATCCGAATGGATAACGAGCTTGATACCGGAGAAGTTAAGGAAGTAGGCCGAGAACTCAGAGACACCGACACCGCCGTTAATCGGCATGTCGCTGTCCTGCTCCACCATCGCCCCGGCGAAGGCCAGCGCCATGCGTCCAGCGTCGAGGGTTTTTTCGTCGATGTACCGCTCCTGAGCCTGGAGCTTCTTTTTGTAGTTGTTCATGAGCGCCAGAGACGCAATCACGACATTGACCTCACCGACCGGCGCGACGTTGTTTGCCGCGATGTAGAGGTCATTCATAGCGCCGAGACCATTGGTCCCGAAGGCGCCCGCCGCCGTTGCGCGCTGGTTCTGCCAGCCTCGAGTGTTCTGGTACGTCAGCTTACTGACGCCGCCGACCACGTTGGTTTGTGCCCCAGCATCCAGGTTCTCGAGAAAACCAGTCGTGCTGGCTACGCCGTTGAGCGTGCCGAGGTTGAGGAGCACCGTCGAGTTACCCGCAAGAATCTGCTTATTGGTCTCTCGGCGAAGGATACCGAACACGTTCTGCGTACGTGCCTCGAGGATGCGAACGATAGCGCGCTCCCCTCGGTTTTCCAGCTCCTCCTTGTGAGTGATGACGACCGGCGCCGAGAAGTCGGTCCAGATGTAGTCAGCACCCCGGAGCGCATCCCGTACGGCGATGTTGGTCGGCTCATATCCGGTCGGGTATTCGGTGATGGAACTGTGTTCCACGATGTTGAGGGGCTGAGTGACCTTCGTACCGCCGTCCTCATACTCAATACCGTTGAACTGTTTTGCCGCAGCGAGGAACGCTGTTTTCTTGTAGAGCTGGTCGACGTACTCATCCCGAATCGCGCGGAGAGTCGTCGACAGCAAATCGTTTGTAATTGCCACGATGAGACCTCAGAAGGTGTCAGGGTTGTCGGTATTCGGAAGAGCCGAGTCGAGGATATCGGTAGTCCGTACGGAGTCGATAGTCGGAGTCTATCGGAGAAGCGCCGGCGCGTCTATCCTTTCTTAAGCGGAGCAGCTCGGCGCCCCGCCTTCTTAGCGGCTTGACCTCGGCGACGTTCACCAGGTGTCAGCTCGGCGACCGTCTTAGGGGTCTGCTTAGATACTCGGCGCGACGGCCGGCAGTAGGTACTGGAGCGCTTGACGGAGCCGCACGGCTTACCCGTCCGGACGTCGACCCATTTTTCCTTAGACCATCGCCGAAGCGCAGCACCCGAGGACGACTTCCTCACGGCGCCGGACTGCTTCCGACATTTGGCGATAGCCTGAGAAGCCCGCGCCGAGGGGAACTTCTTATACTTCCTCTTTACCTTTTTGTAACAAGCGTCTTTGGGCATCTTATCGCCGCGACCGTTCGCCGGAGCACCGCCACCGCTTACGGCTAAGACGAAGCGGACTGTTCGGATTTTTTGCCGCCGAGGGGAACTTCTTCATCTGAGCAGCCGAGCGAGCGCAATAGGCATCACCTTTCTTAGTACCCGGCTTGACCTCGGCGCCGGCAGCACCGTACCGAACTGTACGGCGCCGGCCCGTCTTAGGATCGGTGTACACTTTCTTCCGTGCTTTCTTAGGCATCCTTCCTCCTAAAAGACGACGCACCGACGAAGCAGTCCACAAGGAGCAAAGGGCACCGCATCGCCGGACGTCGTCATCCTCGGCGCGCCTCCGGACCACGCCCTCGGCGATGAGTCGCAGGTATAGTGACGTCATGTACCCAATCCGCCCACCAGTCAGACCCGAACAGGTACAGCAGCTCGGCGAGGGGATGAGCCACCAGGTTGTGTACGGTCCAGAGGTCAAGACGCCGGATCATCCGTTACCCCTATCTTGTTGCGCCTTAGCATCGAGATAGGCGTCCCACGCCGACCGAGGACGGGCAGCTCGGCGCGTTGCACCGTTGACCCGACGGCCTGTACTGGTCTGTTGCCGCAGCTCATCAGCCCGACGGCGCCGCTCACGCTCGGCGCGCTCAGCCTCGAGCGCCGAGCGCCGTGCACCGAGCTGCCCACGCGCCGCCCAGTACGCGGTCTCGAGCCTCATATCCGGATTGCTCTTGAGCATATCGACAATGCTTGACTTTAGCTCGGAGTCTTCCACCATATCGGGATGGTCTCGCTTGAAGGCATCCAGCTCGGACCGGCGCTGTTGTGCCGCCAGGTCCTCTTGCAGAGGTTGCATGAGCTTGGCAACCATCGACGCCGCACGTTGTTCCACCAGTGCAGATAGCCCCTCTTGAGACCAGGGATCGAAGCCCTCGGCGGAAGTAGGGTCAGCCTCGGCGCGCTCGGCGATAGCTTTAGCGGCATCGCTATTCGCAAACACAGAACGCTGACGCTGGAACTCGGCGCGCTCAGCCTCGAGAGACCGGCGCAGCTCGGCCAGCTCTTGAGTCTTGCGAGTGAACGCCGCCCGCATATTCCCCATGAGGCGCCGCCCGTCCTCCGGAATACGAGCCAGTATGTCTTGATATGCCGGCAGTCCGGAGTGTTCAGCGTTGAGGAGGGGATCGTCAACCTCGGCGCCGAGCAGGTCATCTATAGACGGCCCCGCCTCGGCGACGGTCTCTTCCTCGGCGACGGTCTCGGCGACGGCCCCTTCCTCGGCGACGGTCTCGGCGACGGCCTCCGGCGTATCGTGTTCCATGTGTGCTCCTTGCTTGTCAGTGTCACATACGCGCCATGAACAGCGCCTCGGCGCCGTCCTCTTCCTCGGCTGGTTTGCTCGCCATCATCTCGGCGCGCTCCTCTTCCTCTTCCTCGATTTCTTCCTCCAACCAGCGCCGGAAGCCCCGGTCGGATGCAGCTCGGCGAATCTTGCCGGCCAGATAGGTAAGGTCCTCATCTCGGCGGATGGTCTCGAGGTCGCACTCCATCTCGGCAGAGAGGATGGAATCGTCGACGGCGTCGTTTATCGCGTCGACCACATACAACAGCTTCCGAGTCAGATCCGGACCGAGGCGCCCTTCCTCGAGCAGCTCTCCTTGTACCTTGCCAGCATCGCCGACCAGGTCGAAGTGAGGGAGCATCGCCTCGAGCGCAGAGACCAAGCGTTTAGCTCCTGTTTCTGAGAAGTCACCCTCGAGCCGCTGAGAATCGAGGAAGGCGACGTCGACTTCCTCGGCGCGCTTGATGGCATCGCCGAGCATAGCCTCGGCCTGTACTGGGGTCTGCATCTTACACCTCTTTCCCGGCCAGGATATCACGCGCCGGCATTACCTCAGAGATAGCCCGCGACATATCGCCGCCGTACTTCTTAGCTGTTGTTTGTAGCTTCTCAGCGAGGCGCTCATCTTTAC